ATAATTACTCATCCAAACCAACAACTCTTCTTCAGCACGAGGGCGTTGCATTATAGTCAACAGTTTTGTAGTAGGATTAAAAGTAAAGTTTATGTCGCTACCAAACATTTTACCGACCTGTTTTTGGTATCCAGCAAAGGCATAATAAGTAGCTAGGCCACCCATGTTTGTTGATGCGAGCAAATATGTATTACTATAGGCTAAGTTAAATGGTTCAAACAATGTACCCCCAGCCCCGCCACCGGATCTTGAACCAATGCTTCTACGGAACAATTGACGCACACTCATTACTTCTTTAGGCATGTAATAGTCTGTAACATCAACTTGGATAGTTAGAAATCCAAAACTTTCCTCAACACTATTGCTACTACGCTGACGGAATTTTGCCAGGGCACGACCTATAGCAGTATTATAGTGTATGGGATCCAATTCTACATCTACCATACCCGAGCCTAACATGGCTTTGATATAGTCGATAACTTCTTGGTATTGATTTAAGGATGGGTCGTTGTCTATCATATCGATATTTAGCGATAAATAACACTAACCAGGAGAACTAAAATCCCAAGATTATCACTTTATAAACCGGAGAAAGGGCCGGACTTCCGCTTCATTGATCGCGTGGTCAACGAGCAGTTTCAGGTTGGTGGTACAGATATTTTTATTCACAAATACCTCGGTCCAGTTGCTCCGCAAGATGGTGAATCTACTCCTACAACTCCTAATACCAGTGCAAATCCTATTCCAGAACTAGGCATACAAGATGTCCTGTTCATGGAAAATCGCGATCGCAACTACGAGCCAGATGTATATACAATTCGTGGAATTTATACAATGGCTGATTTAGATTTTAATTTAAGTCAGTTTGGATTGTTTCTACAAAATGATACAGTATTAATGCACTTTCATTTACGCAACTGTGTGGATACGCTGGGGCGTAAAATCATGCCTGGCGATGTGCTAGAATTACCTCACTTAAAAGATGAATATGCTCTAGACAACAATTTTGTTGCTCTTAAAAGATTTTATGTTGTGCAGGATGTTACTCGTCCTGCCAATGGTTTTAGTCAAACATGGTATCCTCATTTAGTTCGCGCCAAGTGTGTACCGTTGATTGACAGTCAAGAATTCAGTCAAATATTTGCACAAGATGCAGGCAATGGTGACGGAACTACACTAAAAGATTTACTCAGTACTTACAATCAAAGTATACAAATCAATGATCAGATTATTACACAGGCTGCATTAGACGCACCTGTTAGCGGGTATGATACTAATCAGTTTTTTGTCATACCCATAAGTTCGAGTACAGGCCTAGTAAGTTATGCACCTACTAGTGATGTCACAGATGATGCCAGTATAGATACCATGGATGCCAGCATGATTCTAAATACTCCTAATGGTCAAGTTTATGTAGGATATGCATCAGGTAATACTATACCTAAAAATGGTGCGGCCTTTGGATCAGGCACACAATTTCCTACAGATCCTAGCATAGGTCAATATTATTTGAGAGTTGATTATCTTCCTAATGTCTTGTACAGATTTGATGGCGGCAAATGGATTATGACTGAACAAAATGTACGCATGACTATGAATCAGTTTGGTGCACAGGATGTTAGTACTGGAACTTTCTTTGGCTCACAGATACGACAAACACAGAAGACCAGTTTCATCAACAATACTACAACTGCTACTATCAATGGAAAACTTGTTGTAGAGAAACAAGCATTGAATACAGCATTAAAACCCAAGGCGGACAACTAAAATGGATCATTTTTATTCGGGGCAAGTACGCCGATATCTAACCCAGTACATGAGATTAATGAGTAATTTTTCTTGGAAAGATAGCTCAGGTAAGTTAAGTCAAATACCAGTAATGTATGGTGATCCTAGTCGTCAGGCCAGTGCATTGTTGAAAAAGAATTCAGAGAATGTAATGCCTACTGCACCATTCATTGCTTGCTATATCAAAGGACTAGACTATGACCAAAGTCGACTACAAGATCCTACATTTGTCAGTAAGGTACAAATTCGTGAGCGCGAATTTGATGAAACAACAGGTCAATACTTGAACACTCAAGGACTGGGATATACTGTAGAGCGTATTATGCCAAGTCCATACAAATTAACATTTGTAGCAGACTTATGGACTACTAATACTGAACAAAAGTTGCAGATATTTGAACAGATTGCGTATTTGTTTAATCCTAGTCTAGAACTTCAAACTACTGATAACTTTATAGACTGGACTAGCTTAACTGTATTACAATTAGAAAGTACAAGTTGGACTAGTCGTCAGATACCCCAAGGTGTTGATCAAAACATTGATATAATGAATATGACATTTACAACACCTATATGGATTACACCTCCTGCTAAAGTTATGAAGATGGGTGTCATTACTAAAATTATTGCTAATGTTTTTGCTGATCAACAAGGCACTATCATAACTGACTACGATGATCCTAATGCTGTTTATCCTGGATTAGGTAATCTAGTTGAATCTGTGGTAGTTACACCTGGCAATTTTGAATTAATGGTATTAGATGGTGTGGCCGGTTTGTTGACCAATGAAATAGACACAGCCTCAAGTGATACAACGATGCCTGGCAATACAGTATCGTGGCGTAAACTATTAGATTTATATCCTGGTCAATTCCGTGCAAATATCAGTCAGCTGAGATTATCTAAGCCCAACGGTAACGAAATTGTTGCTTACATTAGCTTAGATCCGTATGATGAGCGTAGAATGTTGCTGACATTTGATACAGATACTATACCTGCCAACAATGCCCTACTGAACCGTCCCTTAGGTACTGTAGATGCAATTATAAATCCTGAGACATTTGCTCCAGGAACACCAGTGACTAATGTTACATATCTAATATTAGAAAATATCAATGTTGTATCAGAATATGGTCAACCTGGTTATAGTGGCCCTGTGGCATGGAAAAATGCTGATCAAAGCGACTTTCAAGCATTGGCCAATGACATCATACAGTGGGATGGAGTTAAGTGGAATGTGATATTCAATTCTGCTGATGTGGTTGAAGTTCATTACATAACTAATTCATATACAGGTATACAATACAAGTGGGACGGACATCAGTGGTCGAAGAGCTTTGAAGGCATCTACCCAGCATTAGGATGGCGTCTTGTGTTATGATAAACAATGAACGCTGAAACAACATCAACTCAACAAATCATTTGCAGTGGAGGCTTATTCCTAGCTCGAGATACTCGCAGATTTTTGTTTCTCTTACGAACACAAGGTAAAACTGCCGGTACTTGGGGGCTAGTTGGTGGTCGTAAAGAGCCTACGGATGCCACAGCCTTTGAAGCACTGAGTCGTGAGATACAGGAAGAAGTAGGTGCTACGCCTAAGATAAAAAAGATTATTCCTCTAGAGCTGTTTACCAGCAATGATCAAAACTTCCAGTACAACACCTATGTACTAATGATCGATCGTGAATTTATTCCTACACTAAATGAGGAACACAGTGGCTATGCTTGGACTGGATTTGATCAATGGCCCAAACCCTTGCACCAGGGTGTAAAGAACAGTTTCAACAATCGTGCTGTTCGTGCTAAATTAGAATTACTATTAGACTTAATAGATTAAGGTAGAGTAGCGTAGAGATCACGCTTCTGTTGATTGGTCAACGGTGTGCCGTTAGAATCATTGATGTCTACACTGTTAGATACATCACGTTTAAAAATAACATAGTCAGTATTATCTAGTGCAAAAGGAATATAAAGATTGTCTTCAAGCCTTTTAACTATCTCAATGTTGTTTGTAATTAAATTCTTTACTAATTGATACATTTTTATAACTCCGATGATGCCGTCCATTGACCATAAATTTCTGCGTTTGTCCAAGCACCTATACCAGAAGCTGTATTTTGATAAAATCCGTTTACTCCAACTCCTGTTGGACTAGGAGTAAGAGTAAGTCCGCCTCCTGAATAAGTACCAGACCATCCGGTACCGCCACTGGTATTCCAAAAAGAAAGAGACGGTGTACCTCTTTTAGTAACTTTAAAATTCACTGTAGATCCCAAAGCTCCTCCCCCTTGGGTTGTACCTCGTTGTATTGTCATACCAACATCTGTAGCTGTACCAGGTGGAGTTGTAACATCGTATGACATTTCATAATATCGCTGACACATCTGCAGTTCTCTAGTATAGTCTCTATAGTCAAAAGTTGTAGCCGACGCACCTGCTTCTAATTGCACGCCACTGATATACATTGTAGCACCATTGGTTGCTAATAAATTAGTTGAACCAGCAGAACCTATAGCAAAACTTTTTGTAGTCCATGCATTAGCAGTATCTTGGTAAGTTGATCCTGCGGCTAATGTAATGCCAAATTCTATACCAATTCCGGTGGTATTATTCCACGATCCTGTTGTTGGTCCCAGAATTGTCCGTGTAATTTGTACCCATGTATTTGCCGCTGATATAGTAAATGTAAATGGATAACTATAGGTATTGCCACTGTTAGATACATACCCGCTGAATGTTCCTGTCAGTGAACAGTTTACCCAGAATGATACCGATACCGATTGTGCAGAACTAGTTCCCCATGCTAGGTCAGCAACATTATAACCTTCTATACGTTGGCTGAAAGTTGCATAGACTCCCGAAGATACTGTTGTTGCAGATCCCGATGTGATCAATGCACTATTGGTATAACCTGTTGGAACACTTGCCGTGCTCTGTTCTAGATAAAAATATCCCAAAGCATTAGCCCAATAACCCCAGCGATCTAGTGTATTATATTTTAAAGTTGAACTTGCTACCTGATTACTCACAGGTGAGCTACCTCTTTGTGCAAATGTCATTGCACCGTTGATCAATCTATTCTTAAAGGATGGGGGTGCTGAGACTCCACCAGCAAGTCTAGCCCAATAGTTAGTTGCACTGGTATAGGAATAAGTAATTCCATTGCTCAGTGTTGCAATTTGACCGTTAGTTGGGGAAGTTGGGAAGCTCATAGTACTTGTATTTAACTAATTTTTATTTATGTATGACTGAATTAATAAATGTTTGGATAATCAAATTGTAAAAGATCCGCTGGCATTAAATTGATAAACATGAAGATGTGCGGATGTATTGTGAGTATATGTAGGACTTCCTGTAACGGAGGTAGCTGGTGAATAAGAGTCGCTCCAACTTACAATGACTACACCTTTGCCGCCGTTTCCGCCTGCAAATTTTGTACATGGACTACTTTGGTAAGCACCTCCGCCTCCGCCTCCGCCGCCGGTGTTAGCACAGCCATTGGTTCCTGACGTTGCATTTGTTCCACTAACCCCACTTCCAAGTTTTGATCCACCGTAGCCGCCACCACCAGAGCCACCTGGTGCAGAATAGCCAGTGGCGGCATAAATGCCACCACCGCCACCACCGCCACCCGCATAATACACTGCAGATCCAGTTACACTTGACTGTAAACCAACTCCTCCAGCTCCTCCACCGCCTGAACAATATGTCGAAGACGGATTACCTCCAACTCCTCCAGCACCTCCGCCACCACCGCCATTCTGCGGAACTCCGGTTATTCCTACTCCACCTGCATAACCTTGCCCACTAACAGGAGTCCCACCACTGCTATTACCGTAAGTAGATCCTCCACCACTGCCCCCAGCAAGTCCAGATGCTCCGTTAGTACAATAATATGAACCACCTTTACCACCACCACAGGTAGATATGCTTAAAGTACCTATGCTACTTGAGCAACCTTTGGTAGTAGCAGAAGCGGCACCTGATCCTCCTCCTCCTACTGTCACCGCATAAACCGTACAAGCAGTTACACCTGCAGTTCCAGTTTTCATTCCTCCAGCACCTCCTCCTCCAGCACCCGGTGATTGATTACCCCAACCGCCTCCACCGCCACCTGCTACAACTAGATAACTAATTGAACTAGGTTTAGATACGCTAGTTGTAACACTGTTACTAGATGTACTAGCAGAGCTGGTACCAACACTGTTGGTAGCAGTTACTGTAAACGTATATGTAGTACCATTGGCTAACCCAGATACTGTAATAGTTCCGGATCCAGCTTGACTTAATGTTCCGGTAATCCCGCCAGGGCTACTTGTTGCTGTATAGCTTGTTATAGTTGCACCACCATTACTAGCAGGTGCTGTAAATGGCACACTGGCTGTTGTAACAGTGACTGTCACTGTTCCAATCGTTGGTGCACCTGGGACAACTGCTACTATAGTTGTTGTTGTATTTGATTTTGCACCTGTACTACCAACTACATTTGTTGCAGTAACTATTGCATATATAGTATTGCCCACATCGGCTGAACCTAATGTATAAGTAGTTGCTGTGGCTCCACTGATTACAGTACTTGGGCTTCTATACCACTGATATGTATAGCTAATTGTAGATCGAGAAGTCCAAGTTCCGTTGGTCGTTGTCAACGTAGAGCCAAATTGAGTTGTTCCAGTAACAGCAGGAGCTATTGTATTGATAGGTGGGGAATCATAAGAACCTCCAACAAAGGCATTAAGAATGCCACTCATGTCACATTAGTTCCTGTTAGTAACCATTGAGTTGTTGCTATTTTAATACAATTGGCAACACCGTACTGTGCCAAAGTTCTAGATCCTGATGCACCACCCTGCGCCCACGTCAATGTGTCAGAGTTGATGGCAATTGTCACAGCCTGTGTTGACATATTAATAAACTGAATCACAGTACCTAAAGCGTAAGGTACTGATGCGTTTGCCGCAATAGTAAATGTTCTAGCATTAGCATCACTTGCAGGGTGAAAAATACACCACCCTGCATCCGAAGCAATAGTTGTGTATGCCGCACTTTGGCTATTTTGAGGAATACCAAGATTGGCATAAGTCCCAATTGTAGCGGTAGTTAATATTACTGCACCACCAATAGTTCCAACCGTTGTTACCGATAGTGTGTTTGCACTTATAGTACTAGTTGCTGTGATACTAGTTGCTGTGATACTGGTTGCTGTGATACTATTACCAAAGATAGCATTAAATGTACCCGTTCCACCTACATTTAAATTACCACCAATACCTGCTCCACCTGCAACAGTAAGCGCACCGGTTGTGGTATTAGAGCTAACTGTGGTATTAATTATTGTAAATATATCTGGAGAAGTAACCTGTGTCTGTGTAACTGTAGTGTACTGTATAGTTAATTGTTGAGCAGTAATTGTACCGCCAATATATAGATCGCCACCGATACCTACACCACCTGCTACAACTAATGCACCAGATGCAGTACCTGTAGTGGCAGTATTATTAGTAATTGCAAATGCACTGGTAGTTCCTGAACTGGCAGCGCCGACAGTAGCACCGGCTACCTGTAAATTGCCGCCTGCGACACTCAGCGGCACCCCACCAATATCAATGGTACTGGAAGTAACATACAAGGTACGGAATCTATATGAAGGACTACCTAGATCATAACTAGCAGTGGCACTGGGAATAATACTCTGTGTAATAGTACCACCACTGAATGCATTGGTGATTGTAGGGCCCGTGATATCCAACCAAGCAAAAGTCGTTCCATCTGTGGTATATCTCGCAATGGTATCTGTCAGTGTATTATACCAAAGATCACCAACTCCGGGATTGGCAGGTGGAGTACTAGAACTGGTTGTGCGTGTTCCGCCTCCCGAAATCTGCCCAGCGGCAACAATACCTCCGGCTATATTCAGTGCACCAGATCCTGTATTTGAAATAGTTACGGTACCTGTGGAACTTTCTAAGAATGATAATTGGCCTGCTTGAGTCATATGTTATATTTATACTCAAAGAAAGCTCTTGACATTCTATATGCAGATAAGTAGTATATACATATACAACGGAGAAACCCCATGGCAATTGTCATCGAAACCCCAGAGGATCAGATCACAGAAATAACCACCACAGAATCAGTAGTCAAGCCCAATGATGTACAGTTGCAAGTAGAATACTTGTTTGCCAGTTCAGTGTGGAGGACCAGTGCTCCACAATTCCTAGAAGATGTACAGGCTGTGGCAAAAACACAATTCAGCAAACGTAAAAAAGAACACCCAGAGATCTTAAAAACAGTTTATCCCACGGTGATGACTGACAATATCCACACAGATCCCCGTTGTGCCGAGTTTGTTAACTATGTTCAGCAAGCGGCATGGAATGTCCTAAACAATCAGGGTTACAATATGGATGTATTTGACATGATATTCTATGATTGTTTTGGACAAGAACATCACAAGTACAGCGGACATGATACTCATACACATCCTGGAGGTCAAATCACAGGATTTTATTTCTTAGAGACTCCAGAAAACTGCTGCCGTGTAGTATTCCAAGATCCACGTCAGGGCAAAAATCATGGTGCTATCGGTGAACGCAATATGAGCCAAGCTACATTGGCCAGTTATGAAATCAATTACCAACCCCAGCCTGGTGATTTTTTCTTTACCAATTCTTGGTTGCCACACAGTTTCACACGCAATGCCAATGCCAAGCCAATGCGTTTTATTCATTTTACATTAGGTGTACAATATAAACCTCAGCAACCTATAGCTCCTGCCGCCAATATAGTATGAATCGTTATCATATTCGTTTCAACAAATCTCGAGGTCAACCAGGGCGTGGCACCAAAAATCACGTTTGGCGAGTATTTGAGAACGGTGAGGAATACCTTTTTAAACACTTTAAGGTATCTGTACCTTGTTTTGATGAAACCACAGGTGATGGTCTAGGCAACGATGATTGGAACTTCTGCTGTGAAGGCTATCTGAGTATAGACAAGGCCACATCCACAGCTATTATCACTGCCGAGCCTCCCGCTAAAGATTAAATTGCCGGCGGAATTTCTACTTCTTTCCAGCTTGTAGTAGGTTCATCCCAAATGTAACTTTTGCCATCAGTGGGCCTTGCTACTGGTGCAGTCCATGTCCAAGTTGCACTATCTATGGTCCAGCTAGGAAAAGGCTGTGGTGGGTAAAACACATCATTCTCGGAATCATAAACATATCCAATACCAGCATAATTACCCCTCAAGGCTACACCTCCGTCGGGTTCACCGTCTTGTCCATAATGTACATTGCCGCGGGTGTTGTATGAAGTTTGACGCCACTGGCTAGGATCTCCCCATAGTCCTATATCCAATGTTTCTTGTTCTATTGCAATAACTCTGGTTACAATTCCATTTTCTACTTTGGCAAAATATGACATCAGTAATATTTCCTTTTATGCTTGCGGTTCGCCCCAACGTAGGGTTAAATTAGCGTTAATTGGCTGACCAGTGGTTGTATATACATTAATGAATAATACATCTGGTCCGTTTGGATAACAATTTCTACCACCAATTGGAGTATTAGTTAATTCTTTCAACAATGATAAATCTAGTACATCTCGTTCAGCAGGGCTACTAACGAATGAGAATACAGTTTCTCCCGGTTGTGCAAATCCTGTTCTACTGAATGTTATGCTAGTAGAGCCAGCAATGCTATTCACGGTATAATTACTGATCCTAACCTGATTAGTAACAGGATTGATGTAGGTTACAACAGTTCCGCCAGTTATAGGACTATTATAATTTCCCGGAATATATACAGCATCACCTGCTTGAATACCAGTAACATTGGCCAGTGTTATAATATTAGTACCGGTAGCAGTTACTCCACTTGTAGCAATAACTGTGGTTGCGGCATTGTCAAATGTAATGCTTTGTCCTTGTGCAATTTGAGCAAAACTTGGCTGGCCGGTTTGAAGTCCTGCACTGGTTAAACTTTGCCATGTAATTCTACCAGAATAAGGATCACTGGGATAATTTTGTGGGTTTAATATACCTTGAACAACCATAGCACAGTTGGTATTTGTTGTTCCGCCAGCAGTAACTTCAATTGCTTGCAATCTCATCTGGGCACGATTCAATAAATCTCGATCACCTAAATCTCCTGCAATGGCATTACTCACACTTGGTGCTAATCGAATAGCAAATGCAGTTGTTGGTACTGTACTAACGTTAATGTTTGTAGAAACATAATTAAAAATGTATCCGCGATCATCGTCAAATCCGCCGTCAGCCAAATAAGCTGATCCCCAGTGAGTTAATTGTGGTGATGCTGTTTGCCCTACTAAAATTACTCCGGTCCCTGTACTATGAATTGATGCGTTGGTTCCAGTAAATGTTCTAGTCTGTCCAGCAACAAACTGGCTGTAACTTGTTCCACGTGTTAGTCCAGTTAATGAATTTGTACTAGTAGTTATACCTGTATACTGTATAACTTCTTGGTCTACATATACATAACCACCACTCTTTGGAAAATATGTAACATCTCCTATATTCATGTAAGTATCAGTAACTCCCATAGAATTATACAAATAACTACGTGCACCCTCATTGATAACCTGATAACGAACAGGCATATTACCAGTTCTTTGGAAAGCTTCAATATTAACGTTGGAATTTTTTAAACGATGTATAGTAATAAAATTACCATCTGGACCTCGCAACATCCAATCAATAAATCCAGCACCATACCAAGTCCATTGCAATCCGATCATTTGCATTTTATTAACATTAAGATTATAACCACTAGGATTAAAGACTCCATTACTACCATCACACCGATCTATGTTCCATTGCGATTGCGGCACTATTGTGTCAACAACTTTGACTATTTTAATACCAGACTGATTTATATAACCACGAAACTCTGGATTGACCGAAATTTGCGTATCATTTATAACGTTAGTTACAACATGAGTCATGCCTTTAATAACTACACGATCACCTGCTATTAATTGACCTGTAAATCGTGTATTAATACCATTTACAATATGACTACCTGTTGTAACAGACACAAGACCTGCAATATTAGGAGTTGCGGTTCGTTGACCAATAGCTATTTGTATTCCATCATACTGCCAAAACATCCCATTTTGATCATCAAATGTTCCTGCACGTACAGTTGAACCATACCAATTTCTTACAGATAATAATGCTGGGGTACCTAAAATAGCATTAGTTGATGTAGTTGTTAACGATCCTGTAGAAAGGAAAAGCACAGTACGTTCATCAGTTACTGTGCTAACAGTATAAACACCGTTATATCCAGCATTACCGCAGTTACTTAATAAAACAGTTGCACCAACTTGACACCCATGATCGTTGTCATCAGTAACAACAGTGATTATACTACCAGTTGTAAGTCCATTGGCAGTAACTGATCGAATATTATAGTTAGGAGCAAACAATGCACCGGTATTATAATTAATTGCTTTACCAGATTGATATCGAAGATTTTTCTTACTTTGGCGTACAGCATCAGTTCCCGGACTAGGTCCGTTTGTACCTAACTGTACACCACCGTCAAAGGGTCGATGTATATAATAACTATCAGATCTCGGTGCTATATATCCCAAAGGCGTTCCCGATATTGATCCAACGTTTCTAGCAGAATAGCTGAATGTTGAAGAACTAAGAACTGATGTAACAAAAAATGGTCCCTGGCATAGATTATGACCATTGCTGCCATTGTAGCTAGAAATAATAGCAATAAAAGTATTTCCCGGAGCAAAGCCGTGTGGATCAGTTGATGTAACTGTGATTGTTCCTGTGGTAGAAGAACTAGATCCTGTTACTACAAATGACACATTGCTTAATGTAGAACCAGTATAAAATCCGCCTTTACGTACAACAGTCGATGCCTGACTAACAACTGTACCACTAGTAACACCGACCAGGCCTTTGGCATAAAAATTAAATGATGTTGCACTGTTTACTGAATCAACAATAAAAGATCCTTGTGCACGGTCATAACTAGCAACTGTTTGTAATAATGCATTACAGGTCAATGCTGTACCAGTTGATAGATTATGCGGGTAATTTGTATTCACAGTCATTAAACTTGATACACCCGCTTGTCCCCCGCTGGCATAACTAGCATCAGTGGTAATATTATTAACAGATAAGTCTGTTCCTGGTATTTCATAGATTCCAGGGTATCCTCTCATTTGACTCAATGTCTGCCACTTAGTAGGTTGCATACCATACTCAAAGTCAGCATCAATCATTGATTGAGGTGAGGCTACACGAGTACGTTCAAAGGCATCTGTTCCCATTGCCCATGGACGAGTAATAACAGCACCTTGCGGATTTTCTGTAAATATTTGCAGGATATCAGTACTCAACATACCAGCGGTACTAGCACCTAGAGTAATAGTAGTTATACCATCAGACGATTGTAGAGCTTGGGGAAAATTAGTGGTGTTGGCACGGCTCAAACTCATCGTAGTTCCGACAAAGTTTAAATCGGCAAAATTGTAAATTATTTGATTTCTAGTAACATTGGTAATAATCAATAACTGACTAAGATCATACCGTCCGGGTATTTGAACCGTTCCTACTCCGGCAGCTCCGGGAGTAAAAATATACGTTCTTTGCAGTTGTTTTGCCATTTTATTCTAAATCCTTGTTATTCGTTACATACCGAGTGCTATTGCCATAGCCGCCGCGGCTGCTGTTTGTGATATTGCTTGAGCAAAGTTTTGACTAGCTACAATACGAATTACATCTCCAGCGTTACGTGCTGTATTTAGTACCACATAAGGACTGGTGCTAGCATTATAGTCACCGCTGTTTAACAAAACTCCGTTAGCAAACACTTGTAATTGATTGGCCACAAATCCGCCAGCTACAGTACAAGTGCTTTGTCCCTGTAACATAGTAAATTCTTGGATAGTTGTGGGCAGTATTTGAGCACCGTTGGTATAGATATTAGATGCATATAAATTACCTGCTATTCCAACTCCACCTGCAACTGTAAGGGCACCAGAATATGTTCCAATACTCTGCGTTGTATTAGTAATGGTAAAGATATCTGGTGTAACAACAGTAGTTTGAGTAATTGTTGTATATAGAATTGTCAACTGCTGTGCAGTAATTCCGCCAGCAACATATAAATTACCTGCAATACCAACACCACCTGCAACTGTCAGTGCACCAGTTGTAGTACTTGTGCTCGAAGTTGTGTTAGAAATAGCAAATGTCGCAGTAGTGTTTAGGTTGTAAGCTGCCGCATAAACTGTACCCGTGGCATAGATATTATAAACACCACTAATGCTACCACCATTACCTGTGATATTAACTGTGGCAAATGATCCAGTATTGGCTGCATAGATAGATCCATTAACACCAATGCCGCCTGCAACAATCAATGCACCAGTATAAGTTGATGTACTGATGTTAGTACCAAGTATAGTAGCTGTGGTAAGTACCGTTAATGTGTTATTAGTTGCTGCACCACCAATGTATATATTACCACCAATACCAACACCACCAGTAACCTGCAATGCACCTGTTGTTGTACCTGTGCTCTGTGTTATATTACTAATCAGTACAGTTGCTGTTGTTGCAGTTAATGCCGCCGCTACGTAGGTATTAACAGTAGCAGTTGTAACCAATGCCGCACCAGCAAGTATAATAGATCCACCAACTGTTAAAATATTAGTAACAGTTAGGCTACCACCAAAAGTTCCACTGTTGGCTACATTTAAGTTACCACCGATACCAACACCACCAGTTACAATAACAGCACCAGTTAAAGAAGATGTTGAAGTAGCCGAACTTGTAGCCAATAGTACCGGAGCAGTGATTGTACCAGTTGAGAATATATTGTTAACGCCAGTGATACTACCACCAGTACCAACAATTACTACGGTACCAAATGATCCAGTATTAGCCGCATATAATGATCCACCAATACCAACACCACCAGCAACAACCAATGCTCCAGTATAAGTTGATGTACTAACGTTAGTACCTAGTATACTTGCTGTAGTTAGAACTGTTAGGGTATTAAATGATCCAAAGTTGCCAACATACAAGTTACCGCCGATACCAACACCGCCCGTGGTCTGGAAAGCACCTGTGTTTGTACTGGTACTTTGTGTTGTATTGTTTATGACAAATGTTGCTGTAGTCGCAGTTAATGCTGTGGCAATATATGATCCAACAGTAGCTGTGGTAATCAGTGCCGCACCAGCAAGTATAATTGATCCGCCAACGGTTAAGACATTGTTAACGGTTACACTACCACCAAATGTTGATGTAGATCCGCCAACATTTAAGTTACCACCAATGCCTACACCACCTGTTACAATAACAGCACCTGTCAGTGTCGAAGTTGATGTAGCAGAACTTGTGGCAAGCAATACCGGTGCTGTAACAGTACCAGTAGCAAAAATATTATTAACACCAGTAATACTACCGCCAGTTCCAACAACTACTACAGTACCAAAAGATCCAGTATTAGCCGCATATAACGAGCCACCTATACCAACACCACCCGCGACAATCAATGCACCGGTATAAGTTGATGTACTGACATTAGTACCAAGTATGCTGGCTGTGGTTAGAACTGTTAGAGTATTATTAGTCTCTGCACCACCAATGTATATATTACCACCAATACCAACACCACCAGTAACTTGGAAAGCACCTGTATTTGTACTGGTACTTTGCGTTGTATTGTTAATAACAAAGGTCGATGTAGTTGCAGTCAATGCCGCACTGATTACAGTACCAACAGTAGCAGTTGTAATTAGAGCCGCACCACCGACTATCAATTGTCCATTAATAGTTAATGTATTATTAATAGTTACACTGCCACTAAATGTTGATGTAGATCCGCCAACATTCAAATTACCACCAATGCCTACACCACCAGTTACAATTACTGCACCTGTAGTAGTTGATGTTGAAGTAGCTGAACTTGTAGCAAGCAATACAGGTGCAGTAACAGTACCTGTGGCAAAAATATTATTAACACCGGTAATACTACCACCATAACCAACAATACTAACTTGTGCAAAAGATCCAGTATTGGCAACATATAAATTACCACCAATACCAACACCACCTGCAACAACCAATGCACCAGTATAAGTCGATGTACTGACATTAGTACCAAGTATGCTGGCTGTGGTTAGAACTGTTAGTGTATTAAATGATCCAAAGTTACCAACATATAAATTACCACCAATACCAACACCACCAGTAACCTGTAGTGCACCTGAGTTAGTACCGGTGCTTTGTGTAATATTACTGATAACCAATGTTGATGTAGTTGCAGTCAATGCCGAAGAAATTACAGTACCGACAGTAGCCGTAGTAATCAATGCCGCACCACCAACTATTAACTGTCCATTAATAGTTAATGTATTATTAATAGTTACGCTACCACTAAATGTTGATGTAGATCCGCCAACATTCAAATTACCACCAATGCCTACACCACCAGTTACAATTACTGCACCTGTAGTAGTTGATGTTGAAGTAGCTGAACTGCTGGCTGTTAGAATAGAAGTAGCCACTGTACCTGTAGCAAAAACACTGTTTACGCCAGTAATACTACCACCAGTACCTACAACAATAACAGTACCAAAGGATCCAGTATTGGCTGCATATAACGAACCACCAATACCTACACCACCTGCGACAATCAATGCACCAGTATATGTCGATGTGCTGACATTGGTACTTAATATACTTGCTGTGGTTAGAACTGTTAGAGTATTATTAGTCTCTGCACCATAGACATAGAGATTTTGTCCAATTCCAACACCACCTGCAACAACCAATGCACCTGTTACTGTGCTGGTACTTGGGGTTGTATTACTGATAATGAAAGTTGATGTAGTACCAGTAGTTACAGGGTTGATATAACTTTGAATTGTAGCAGATGTAATGAATGCCTGCCCTTGGACTGAAATAGTTCCAACTACAGTTAAACTACCGCCAATGGTTGCACTGCTACCAACATTCAATGCACCGCCAATTCCAACACCACCAGGTACAGTTATAGCACCTGTAGTAGTCGACGTTGAAGTAACTGTGCCAGCTAAATTAATAACTCCAGCCTGTATAGTACCTGTGGCAAATAAACTATTAACACCAGCAATGTTACCGTTAGCACCTACAATATTAACAGTACTGAATGATCCTGTACCTACAGCACTAATAACACCACCGCTGTATATATTACCACCAACACCAAGACCGCCGGCTACAACCAACGCACCATTTGTAGAAGTTGTACTGGTAGATGTATTGGTAATATTGATTGCATTGGTAGTTGTAGATCCCCTATTGGTAATTGTCTGTAGTGTGCTTGAATTAGCAATGTACACACCATTGGTACTAGTGAATACCGAAGTATCAGTACCAGCAAGAATACCAGCGGCTACATATGGATTAACCAAACTAAAGATAGTTGCAGTTGAAAGTATAGATCCACCTGCGACAAATAAACTACCACCAACAAATAAATTGCCTCCAATTCCTAGGCCACCTGCAACAGTAACCGCACCTGTTGTAGTTGAAGTTGAATTGGCTAGGCTAGTAACAGTAACTGTACTAGCATAGATAGTACCCGATGAGAAAATTGCAGTAACATTGCTGATAGCACCGCCGCCACCTGTAATGGTAAGAGTATTAATTGCTAACGTACCAGCAAGATTTAAGTTTCCACCAATACCGACACCACCTGCTACTATTAGTGCACCTGTAGTAGTTGATGTTGAACTTGTTGTGTTAGTAATGTTGAATATACTAGCAGTACCTGTACTACTACCGCCACCGGCTGCATAGTTACCAATTGTAGCAGTGGTAATAATCTGTGCACCTGCAATGTAACTGGTATTTGCAATATAAACATTTCCACCAATACCTACACCACCAGTAACAACCAATGCACCGGTAATTGTCGATGTTGATGTTGCAGTTCCAGTGACTGATATTGCATTGGCAATTATTGTACCTGTGGCATTTATACTACCAACACCAGTAATATTGCTACCGCCACTACCTGTAATAGATATGGCAGCAAATGTACCAGTACCACCAACGTATAAATTACTACCAATACCAACACCACCTGCAACAGTCAATGCACCTGTGGTAGTTGAAGTTGAAGTTGCTGTTCCACTGAAATACCCAGTTCCTGCAACTGTCACTAATCCTGTAGCTGGATTAATAGTAAAACTACTTGTGGTATATTCAGCTTGATAATTTGCTGTATTATTGTTAGCATTGACAAATACAGGATAGTAAGTTCCAGCGGCAAATTGTGCCTGCGTTTGAACATAAATTGTATTTGTGGCTGTTCCTGCACTTACACCGGCTAATGGTTGCCAAGTTGCAGTAGAACCATTAGATGTTAAAACATAATTATTCAATCCAATTGGAATGAATGCAGTAGTGCCGGTGCCGCTTTGAATTGGTATACTACCTGCCGCACCGCCCGCAATGTTAGTAGTTGTGTTACTGCTTGCACCTAATAAATTACCACCGCTATAGATATTTCCACTAACATTTAAATTGCCACCAACGCCAACACCGCCGGTAATTATTAATGCCCCAGTGTTTGTAGAAGTAGACTGTGTTGAACTTGTAACAAATATTGTATTGGCTGTGATTGTACCGGTAGCAGAAATATTAGTAACACCTGTGATATTACTGCTGCCAGATCCTGTAATAACAATAGCATTGAATGTACCAGTTCCGCCAACATTAATATTGCCGCCGATACCAACTCCGCCAGCAACAACTAATGCTCCCGATGCAGTGTCAATACTAGGAGTAGTATTAGTAATTGTGAATATGTCTGGTGATGTAACTAGTGTTTGAGTAACTGTTGTATAGCTAACTGTTAATGATGCCGCAGTAATACTGCCGCCAACGTACAAATTACCACCAATTCCAACTCCACCAGCAACTGTCAATGCACCTGTAGTAGTTGAAGTTGATTGTGAAGTATTAGTAAAATTAACAGTTCCACCAGTTATTCCACTGAATGTACCAGTATTTCCAGCAAGTCCCTGTAATCCTTGAACGCCTTGAGTACCTTGATTGCCTTGGAGACCTTGAGTACCTTGAATAGATACACCTTGAACACCTTGAATTCCCTGACTACCGATAAGGCCCTGAATGCCTTGTAGGCCTTGAACGCCCTGAACACCTTGCGTACCAGTACCACCGACAAATCCAGCTTGTCCCTGTAGTCCCTGCAATCCTTGAACGCCTTGACTGCCAGTTTGCCCTTGTAGGCCCTGAATACCTTGTGTACCAGTACTACCTGTAAATCCACTTATACCCTGAACACCTTGAACTCCCTGGCTACCAGTTTGGCCTTGGGTTCCTTGAATACCATTACCACCTTGTAGGCCTTGCGTACCTTGACTACCAGTTTGCCCCTGTAGTCCTTGCGTACCTTGACTACCAGTTTGCCCCTGTAGTCCTTGCGTACCTTGTGTTCCTTGACTACCAGATCCCTGTGTTCCTTGTACACCCTGTGTCCCTGTACCTCCATAGGCACCTACAGTAGCGGTAGTTAAGATAACTGCTCCGCCAATATAGCCAGTATTTGCTACGTATAAATTGCCGCCAATTCCAACGCCACCTGCAACAGTCAATGCACCAGTTGTAGTACTGATACTTTGAGTAGTATTAGTAATTGTGAATATGTCTGGTGATGTAACCAGTGTTTGAGTAATTGTTGTATATTGTACAGTTAATTGGTTAGCAGTAATTGTACCACCGACATATAAATTTCCACCAATTCCAACTCCACCTACAACAGTCAACGCACCTGAATTAGTACTTGTACTAATTGTTGAATTATTAATATTAACTGTAGATGTTGTAGTACCAGAGAAGAAACCAGTTTGACCTTGTAATCCTTGTGTTCCTTGTAGACCTTGAGCGCCTTGTAATCCCTGTACTCCTTGAGTACCCTGATTGCCCTGGAGTCCTTGAGTACCTTGGGTTCCTTGATTGCCTTGTAAGCCCTGAACACCCTGTGTTCCTTGTAAGCCCTGGAGTCCTTGAGCTCCCTGAGTACCTTGGGTTCCTTGCAGACCTTGTAGGCCTTGACTACCAGTTTGACCTTGTAGTCCTTGTGGCCCTTGTACACCTTGGAGTCCTTGCAGGCCTTGACCTCCTATACCTCCAACAAATCCTTGTAAACCCTGAACACCTTGAGGTCCTTGAATACCTTGTAGGCCCTGTGTACCTTGCAAGGCTACACCTTGAACACCTTGAACACCTTGTAGGCCTTGGAGCCCTTGTGATCCTAATTGTCCCTGTAGGCCTTGGAGCCCTTGCAAACCTTGTGCACCTAAAAGGCCTTGGAGCCCTTGAAGTCCTTGTGATCCACTACGTCCTTGTGGACCTTGAACACCTTGACTTCCAATATCTCCTTGTAACCCTTGAACACCCTGTGCTCCCTGTAAACCTTGATTGCCCTGAAGTCCTTGAGATCCCTGAGTACCTTGATTGCCTTGTAACCCCTGTGTGCCTTGTACGCCCTGCAGTCCTTGCAAGCCCTGTTGACCTTGTCCAGAATATCCACCAACTGTAGCAGTAGTGACAATCTCATTAGCACCAATATATCCATGTCCGATTATATATAGAGTATTAACTGTAGCATTGGTTGCTGTAATTCCTCCACCGACGTATAAATCTTGTCCAATTCCCGCACCGCCGACTACTGTTAGAGAACCATTTGTTGATGTTGTGGCATTAACTCCACTGGTGATCACGGTATTGCTGACATTCAAATTGCCACCAATTCCAACTCCGCCACTTACTGTCAGTGCACCTGTTGTGGTACTGATACTTTGAGTGGTATTTGTAATTGTAAATATGTCTGGCGATACAACAGTAGTTTGAGTAATTGTAGTATATTGTACAGTTAATTGATTAGCGACAATAGCACCACCAACATACAAATTACCACTAACTGCCGCACCACCAAATACTTGTAATGCACCTGTAGTAGTTGATGTTGCCGAAGTAGTGTTAGTGACATACAATGTACCATTGTTGACAGCTAAATTACCAGAAACTGCACTGTCACCGGCAACAGCCATACCGCCACCAGCAACTTGAAAACTCTGTAGTCCACCAGATGCTGTACTTGCAGTACCAATATTATTGACATTAAATCCATAGATACTAGCATAAGCAATTTGCGTACCACCAGCACCCAATATTGTCTGTCCAGATAATCCAGGTGCATTTACAATAGTATTATTATTAGTAACCTGTAGGGTATAGTTGTTGACATTTCGATTTACACCGCCAGAATATATGTATTGATTAGCACCTAATATAAGGTTACCGCTGGCAATTAATGTTGTAAATGTACCGGTACTTGCAACAATGTTACCAATTTGTGTATTTTGTATTCCACCACCAGCATATAAACTTCCACCAATGCCTGCTCCTCCTGGAACAACCAAAGCGCCAGTTGTAGTAGATGTAGCGGTAGTTGTAGAGTATAAAGTTAAATTACCAACATTAGACAAGTTTAATACTTGTTGTAATGAGTTATTTCCGCTATTACCATCTATTTTTGTAAAGAATTGGAATGATGCTGAAAAGTTACCGTCATCGATGGCAGCAAATCTGGCACCTGGGACTCCGTTACCTACACCAGTGTATGTGTAAAAATCAATAGCAGATCCAGCACCTGCTGATCCCGCTGTGTTGATTAAATTAAGTTGTGTTTTAAGTGTACCAGATGCTCCGTTGTTAGCAATGTTTAATGGCGCTACACCAAAAGATCCGCCTGGGTTACTTGGTAGGTACGTTGGATTAGCCAAGAACGATGCATAAGTTGCTGTAACAGCATTAGACATCAGCGTAGCAGTATTGATATAAACAGTTACAGCACCAGTGGATGTTGTAACTACTGTACCTGTTCCTGCAGTTATA